CACCGTTGATGGATTTCGGTTCCCAGACGTTGGCGTAGCTCCAGCGTGTGTTAGGACCAGTGATAACCTTCATGGGATTTGTCATTTTTGCATTTTTACTCATTGTCATATTCCTCCATAAAATCATTTTTTGCTGTGTTCATTGCCGGGCGTTTATCGCTCTCCGGCACAAGAGTAGGTTTGCCTTGTGGCTTTTCGATATAGGCTGCAAGAAGTTCTTCGAAGCGAGACTTACCGAGCAGCTTTTGCATGGCTGTGATACCAAGTAGTTTCTTTTCGTAAGGGTCAAAACCAGCAGCTTTGACAGCTTTCGACACTGCGTCTTCGCTGGTATATCTGCGGTTGGAGCGCCCCTCGACCAGTTTCCAACCAGTCCATTCTTTACCGCTGATTGCCTGCTGAAGCGCATACTCCTTGATGTCATTGGCCCAGGAGACCAGTTCGTCGACACGGGAGAGGATGACTTCAATTTCTGAATCCTCCAACAGTGGCGGCAACTTGAAATCGTGCTGTGCGAGTAGAAGATTGGCTTCAGCTCTGGCTCGGCATTCATGTTTTGCCTTACAGAATCCGCACCATTCACCACACAGGAAATTTCCATCGCCGGCAAAGGCAAGGTCTGCGGTAGGCTTCAGAACTTCATCGGCCCATTGATACAGGTCGTCCTTGCTGACTTCGTAGGTAGAAATGTTCTGGCGTCTGGGCTGGTAGATAGTCATGCTGACCGTATCGATGTCATAGATGTCATCGAAGAGCTCCAGAGCGCCAAGGGCGTAACACTTCATCTGCGGATTGTCTTCAGCGGATACGAGAATTCCAAGACCGTGCTTGTAGTCAATTACGTGCATGGTACCGTCGCTGATGAGAATGGCATCAGATGTTCCGAAGCCTTGTTCTACCCAACGGGAGAAGTCCACTCGCTGTTCGATCAGAACAACCGGGTCGGAGCAGATCTGCTTGGCATCTTCTAAAAGCTCCATAATAAAGCTGGTGTATCCGGTAGCACAATCTTCCATTTCGGTGTTGTACCAGTCGAGACTTTTTGTTGGATCAGTAGCTTTCATGCCAAGTGCTTTGCGGAGCTTGTACTCACAAAGAGAGTGGGCATCGGTGCCTTCTGCAGCATAATCACTACCTTTATCCTCGTAGGTTTCGCAGAGCCTTGCTGATGGTGGACAGTGGAGCCAGCGGTCAGACGAGGATGCGGAGAGGATTGCATGTCCTTTAGGTGGCATATTAGAGCACCTCCGCTTCCCTGAGCAGGGCTTCATAATGTTTCGGGTCTACGAGTGACAACTTGCTTGCACCGTACTT